GCACCCGGCGAGTACCTGCTGTCCACTCGAGGCCGCACGCCGGAGGCCTGGGAGAACATCAAGCGTGACGTCGGCCCCCGGGTGTGGGGCGCGCTGTACCAGGGCAACCCCCGTCCGGTCGAGGGCAACCTGTTCCACCGCAACGCCATCGAGGCAAACCGGCTGCCGCTGGCCGCCACGCCGAAGATGATCACGGTGCGGGAGTACATCGACCCGTCGTTCTCCGACGAGGACACCGCCGACGAGACCGGCCGCATCGTGATGGGGCTGGGCACGGACGGCAACGCCTACGTGCTGGCCGACCTCAGCGCGCGCAGGGCCTACGACCGCATGCCGATCGGGTCTTCCCACGCCACGCACGGCACCACCGGCGTCCGCGCTGAGCAGAACATGCTCGGCAAGCGCGTCCTCACGACCATCCAGGCCATGGTGCCGGACCAGGTGGGCGTCGTCGGGATCCCGGCCAAGGGCACCAAGGCCCAGCGCGCCGAGGGTGCCTCCAACATGGTGGACAACAACCGGGTCAAGTTCGTCGGCAAGTTCGAGCAGCTCGAGTCGCAGCTGACGGGCTGGAACCCGAAGGACGACGACTCGCCCGACCGCATGGACGCCTTCGTGCACGGCGTGACCGATCTGTTGATCCAGGGCAGCCTCGCGGCCAGCTTCGTCATCGACGGACCTGAGGAAGAAGAGCGGACCTGGATCAACCAGGTACACTGGGCACAACCGATCGATCCGAACCTTCCCGACTTCAGCGAGGATCGTGATCCGGAAGCTGGTAAGGTCACCGCCAGCCCCTTCGTGCAGCAAGGAGCCTAGATGCCTCGCTTCTGGCCGTTCGGCGGTCGCGGCTCGGCCATCGACGAGGCGGCAGCGCCTGCCCCGGCGACCGCACCGTCTCGAGTGGTGCCCCCGAACGGCTTCGCCTACGGGGTGCCGGTCGGAGGAACGACCGAGTACAACCAGGGCGACGGCTCCGCGGACTCGGACCGACGGTCCATGCTCGAGGAGCTGTATCAGGCCTACCTGTCGTGCCCGTGGTCGTCGGCGTCGGTCGACACGATCGCCCGCACCATCACGGCAGGTGGGCTGGAGTGCGTGTGGAACGGGGACCAGAAGGACGTCCCCGAGGCTCCGCCGCAGGTGGTGGCGCTCCGACGCCTGCTCGAGTTCGTCAACCCCAACGAGGACATCCGCCAGCTGATGCGGGGCGTCATCTCGGACCTTCTGGTCTTCGGCGACGCCTTCATCGAGGTCGTGTGGCTCGGGGACACGCCGATCGCCCTGTACTCGCTGGACGTGCCGTCCATGTACATCATCGCCGACGAGCACGGCGTGGTGGAGAAGTACGTGCAGATCACCGAGCACGGCCAGCGAGCCGAGTTCGCCGAGCGGGAGGTCATCCACTTCTCCCTCGACACCCCGCGCTCGGGCCTCAACGGCGTCTCTCCGACCCAGAAGTCCCTCCTGCCGATCACGGTGTGGCTGTTCACCGCCGCGACGCTCAAGGAGGTCATGCGGAAGGGTGACCCGCCGAACCTGCACGTGGACTTCCCGCAGGAGATGTCGGACACGCAGGTCCGCCTCTGGAAGTCGCAGCACGCCACCCGGAACCTCGGCGCTCGCAACATCGGCAACCCCATCACCACCAAGGGTGGGGCGACGGTCAACGAGCTGAAGGCGTTCGCGGTCGACGAGTACCTGAAGACCCTCGACCAGAAGCGCGACGAGATCCTGTCGTCGTACGGCGTCCCGCCGAGCAAGGTCGGCGTCATCGAGTCGGGCAACCTGGGCGGCGGCACCGGAACGAGCCAGGACAAGACCTTCCGCGTCAACACCTGCGCGCCGACCGCCGAGGCTGTGGTCGAGAAGCTGCTCTTCCACCTGGCCCGGCAGGCGTTCAAGGTGCCGGAGCAGTGGGTCATGCGCTTCGGCGACATCGACTGGCGCGACGACAAGGTGATTGACGAGATCTCGTCGGCTCGCCTGAAGGATGGCCGCTGGACGCTCAACCGCGCTCGCGCCGAGATCGGCGAGGGTCCGGTCGACGGTGGCGACGACGCGGTCATCGCGCTGTCCCGTGAGGTCGTGCGGTGGATCGACGTGGCGGACTACTCCCAGGCCGCCATCGCCAAGAACGCATCGACCTCCGGCGTCGTCACGCCTCCGGCCCCCGGCGCAGCCTCTGGAGCTCCGGCTCCGGCCCCCGGCACGCCTGCCCCCGACGACACCATCAAGACTCCGGGGACGGGCGACGTCCCCGCCGAGAGCACGTGGCGCACCGCCTACACCGAGCAGCTGAAGCGCGTACGAGAGGAGCTGGCAAGTGGAGACTAGCCCAGCAGCACTGGCCCCACCCCGCGAAGACGAGAAGCTGGACCCGCTGTTCAAGTGGTGCTTCCTGAACCTCCCACCGCGCACCCAGCGGCAGGTCGAGGCTGGAAACCCCCGGGCGGTGCAGGCGTTGTACCGGAGCTATGACCTCATGCGTTCCGGTGCCCCGAACCGAGCCGCACGGCGGAAGGCCGCGCGGCGGTGAAGTGCGAGCGCCACGGTGTGGAGTTCGAAGATCCGGGTATGTTCTTAGAGCATGCCCTGTTGGGCCATCTCTACAGATTGGAAGACCTGATGACCGAAATGAACGATGACCAGAAGCGTCTCGACGCCGACGTGGCCGCGCTCAAGCAGGCGTTCGCCGACGAGGTCGCCGCGCTCAAGAGCCAGATCAACACCGAGCCGCAGCGCCCGGCCAACTCGCTGGACTTCAGCGGCCTGGAGGATCTGGTCAACTCGGTGAAGACCGAGACGACGCCCCCGGCAGCGGCAGTGCAGTCGCCCCCGACGCCGACCCCGTCCGACCACCCGTCACTGCTCGACACCAACGTGACCGCCCCGACCGCCATCGGCCCGACGGCCCCGTCGCCCTTCGTGGACACGGACAACGACGGCGACACGGCTGGCGAGAACGACGGCGACGCCGAGGCAGCGACGAGCGGCGGCTCGACCAACGACCAGGTCCCGGCGCAGTCGTCCGAGGCGACGTCGACCCCGGCCACCGACGCGGCCTCGGTCGCGGCTCCGGCCAACGACGTCACCCCGTCCACCGAAGGCCAGTCGGCCCCGGCGGACGTGAACGCGGTCGACCCGTCGGGCAAGCACACCGCCCCGGCCGAGCCGACCCCGGCCGAGGGTGACAGCGGACACTCGGGTGCCAGCGCCTGATGCGGATCCTCGACATCATCCTGCTCCTGATCGGGGCGGTCTGCTTCGGCATCGCCGCCATGGGCAAGCCGGTCGGGCGCGTGAACCTCATCGCGCTCGGCCTGCTCGCCTGGATCCTGGTCCCGCTCATCGGGCTGCTCCAGCACTAACGTGAGTGGCACCGAGAACCCACCGACCGCCCCCGGGGACACCGTCGTCCCCGGGGCGCGGACGGCCCCCGCAACACCTCACAAGGCCGAGACCGCGCAGGACGTCGCGGCTCTGGTGCAGAAGGAAGTCGGCTGATGGACGTGGTGGAGGCTTTCGCGCAGGGCTTCGCCTTGTCGACGGCCTCTCACCCCGTCGGACTCACGGAGCGAGCACGCCGAGCGTGCCGAGCTGCCGTTCGAGTCGCCGAGACGTCCCCGGGTGACGCCCGCGTGCCGAGCCTCCTCCTCGGGCAGCTCGAGGGCGTCTGGGCCATAGTCTTCGGTCGCCGTGAAGAGCTCGAGGCCGCGCACGCCGGAGCCTTCCGCAAGATCATGGAGGCGGTGGCGAAGCTCGACTGGCAGGCCGTAGTCGACGCGGTCGAGACGCAGCGCCTGATCGACCCGTCCATCACCGGCCAGCAGATGGCAGCCGAGATGCAGGCGAGGGTCTTCGACGCGGTGTCCGGAAGCCTTCCGGCCGCAGACCGCGCGGCGTGGACCTCGGTCGTGCAGAACGCGCTCCAGGCCGCCACAGCGGAAGGCAGCGTCAACGCGGAGGCCCTGATGGCCCACGCGAACGGGGCTGCCATCGACTGGGAGCTGGCCGCTGAGGAGGCCAAGGCCGCGCTCGGCAGCGGGCAGGTGCTCGGCGACGCGGCCGAGGGCTGGGTCCAGCGCCAGATGCAGGGCCTGAGCTACCAGGTCTCGCAGCGCCTTGCCACCTTGTGGGACGGTGGGGCGACGCGGCAGGAGATGCTCGACGGGATCATGGAGATCCTGGGCTCCGACCAGAACATGGCGTCAGTGCTTCTGGAGACGGCCATCGGCCAGTCCCTGGCACAAGGCGCGCTGGCCACGTACGCTACGGCGGGGATACCCAAGGCCGACTACGTGACCGCAGGTGACTCGAGGGTCTGCGCGGAGTGCAGCGGAGCTGAGGATGGGTCACCCTACGATCTCAGCAGCTGCCCGCAGCCCCCGCTCCATCCTCGGTGCCGCTGCACAGTCGCACCGGCCGAACCATCCACCACACTCTCGCTGGTTTCCTAGCTCGGAGGACGCATGACGACCCAGCTGCGCGGCACGATGCTGACCCCTGGCGTGTCGGCCAACCGACGGCTGTACACGCCCGAGCTGATCAAGAAGGCGTACGAGAAGCTCACCGAGCGCCTCAAGGACCCCAGCAACCCCGTCACCATGCTGACGTACCACGCGGCAGGGGACGACTCGACGCAGATCGTCGGCCGGATCACGAGCGTGTCGATGAACGGCGAAAACCTGGACTACACCGCCGAGCTCGCCGAGACCGGCCACGCCAACACCATCGGCGCGCTGGTCGCCCCGAAGGACGGCGGGAAGCCGTTCCTGCGCGGCGTCTCGATCCGCGGATGGTGGGTCGGCGAGCCGATGACCAAGATGTTCGAGGGGATCTCGGTGACGACCGCCGACGACATGGAGGTCGACGGCCTCGACTTCACCCGGTCTCCCGGCGTCTCCGGAGCGTTCGCCACGCTGGACGACGTCACGGCGACGGAGTCGTCTTCTGGGGGCGAGCGGGTGCTGATCCGGGAGAGCGTCGAGGCTCGAGCGATGATCACCGAGGCGGCGAACCCGAAGCCCTACGGATCAGTGCGGTATGCTGACCCCGGCTACCAGTCCGACAAGGTCAAGCGTTACCCCATCGACACCAAGGCGCATGCCAAGGCCGCGTGGAGCTACGTGAACCAGGCGGACAACGCCAAGAAGTACACCGCTGCACAGCTGAAGCGGATCCGCGCACGCATCAAGAGTGCCCTTCAGAAGTTCGGAGTGAACGTGGCGAACGAGTCCTCGCAGATGCCCGAGCCGTTGACCGAGGCGGCGACCACCATCTCGGAGTATTACCCCTACGACGGTCCCGACGGGCAAGCAGGCTTCTCCATCTCCGCCTACAACGGACCTCTGACCGTGACGGTCTCCGCCTACAACGGCGTCGAGCCAGCGGACCTGCCGGACGTCGCGATGGCTGCGATGAAGGCCGCGTGCGACGCGATCCACGCCATGGACCCCGACGACGATGGGGACATCGACACAGGAGCATCCGAGACCGACTCGGGTGACCAGATGGAGACCGCTCCGGCCTCCGAGGACGTGAAGGAGTCCGAAGTGAGCGACACCACCGAGACCACCGCCCCCGAGGCCGCGCAGACGGCCGACGAGACCTCCGCCTCCGGAACCACCCCCGCGCCGGAGGCGGCGGAAGAGACGAGTGCCACCAACGAGGAGAGCGCGGACACCCCCATCACGCGCGCTGAACTCGCGGCAGTCGTCGCCGAGGCGGTCGCGGCAGCCCTGAAGACCCCCGCCGAGGGTGCTGCTGCGACCGCCGAGGAGTCCGCCGAGACCACCGAGGCCGTCGCCGAGACCACCGAGCAGGACGACGCCGAGCTGCGTGAGTCCATCCGCCTGGAGGTCATCCGGCAGGCGCAGGAGACCGGCGTCATCACCCGTAAGGGTCTCGTCGAGAAGATGGGCGAGCCGGGCGAAGGCCAGAAGCAGCTCCACGAGATGAACGACGAGGAGTTCCGCGCGTACCAGGCCGAGCGTTCGGCCCTGTTCTTCGCGCACAACCAGTAACACCCCCGCACCACCCTCGACCGCTCACCCCCGGTGAGTGCCTCGCTGGCACAATGGTCCCCCGCACGACCCCACCAACTGCCAGCCCACGAAAGGGGCACACCCACCATGGGGAACGACCTCCAGGAAGCCCTGACCGCCGCAGGCGTGTCAGCGCTCGTCCAGAAGCAGATCGACCCGATGCTGCTCGAGTACCAGCGTCGGTACAGCCCGCTCGTCCGTTCGCTCCCCAGCGTCAAGTGGGGCTCGACGGTCTACAACTTCAACACTCGGACCTCCCGCATCCCCGGTGGCTTCGTCGCCGACGGTGGCGCGCGTCCGGTGGGCCAGAGCGCGTACGCCCAGAGCAACTTCACCATCCGCAACCTCCAGGCCGTCGGCTCGGTCACCGGCTACGCGCAGGAAGTCACCCGTGACCTCATGGGCGACCTGCGTGCCCGGGAGATCGAGGGCGCGGTCCAGGGCCTGCTCTGGGACATCGAGACCGGCATCGACTGGGGCTGCGCTGGCGCGACCCAGAACGGTCCGTACCCGCAGTTCGACGGCATGGACGTCCAGATCAGCCAGTTCGGCGGCGTGAACCAGAACAGCTTCGACGGAGCGGGTGCCGCGCTGGCCCTCCGCAACCTCGACGTGATGATCGACTCGGTCGAGCAGAACGCCTCGCAGCCGGTGGCGGACTCGAGCTGGATGTTCCTGCTCTCGAGCACCGCCAACAGCAAGCTGGCCCAGCTGCTCACCAACCAGCAGCGCTTCGTCGACACGGTGGAGATCGCGGCGGGGCTCATCGTCCCGACCTACCGCAACATCCCCCTCGTGAAGTCGTCCTTCCTGGGTTCGCGCAACCTGCAGATGTCGACGGTCACGGCGGCGACCGCCACCACGGGCGGCACGCTCGCGGCGGCGACCTACCGCTACAACGTCGCGGCGGTCATCGCTCGCCTCGGGGAGATCCAGACCTCGGCGGACGTGACGCAGGTCACCACGGGTGCGGCCTCGACGGTCACTCTCTCGTTCACCCCTCCGGTGGGCTTCGAGAACGCTGGTCCGATCCTCTACAAGGTCTACCGCAGCACCGGGGGCGCGGGCACGCCCACCCTCCTCGGCTACGTGGACGCCAACGTCGGCCTCTCCGGCGACGGCGTGACCCCGATCGTCGCCAACCAGATCGTCGACACGGGTGCGGCCCTGGTGCCGCAGCAGTCGGCCGGCAACATCGTTCCGGCTGTCCTGCCGACCTCGTACGTCGGCACCAACTCGGGCATGCTGCCGCGCGGCGCAGGGGGCGAGGACCTGTACCTCCTCTCCCGCAACCGCGACAACGTGGTGCGTCCGTACGTGCGTGACGTCACCCCGCTGGACGTGTTCCCGACCACGAGCGCGCCGGACACGCTGCCGTTCGCGATCGTGTCGGACACGTGCCTCGCGGTCCGCGCGCCGAAGTACGGCGCTCGCCTGCGGAACGTCATCAGCACCCTGTAATTCCGGTCTCCCCCGTGAGGGCTGGTAGTCTCCGCCAGCCCTCGCGGGGGTCTCTCGCTGCGGAAGGATCCCGATGTACCTGAAGGCCCACAGTACGCCAGCCTCAGCCCCCGGCGACCACGTCTGGGAGGACGAGAGCTCCGTCGTGGAGGTACCGGACGAGCTCGGCCACCAGCTGGCGCGCATGCCCTGGGTGTTCTCGGAGGTGTTGCCCGGTGACCCGGACCACCCCGGCCTCGAGGAGCCTGAGCAGCAGGGTGGCCCGGAGAAGAAGCGCTGCTCCCACGAGGGCTGCAAGAACAACGCCAAGGCGGACCAGGACTACTGCCACTGGCACCTGCCGAAGCACGAGATCCAGGAGTAGCCGATGGCTGCGGACACCGTCACTCCGCTGGTCTCGTCCGCGCAGTTCAACGCGACAGCCTTCTCGGACCTCGCGAAGAACCTCCAGCTGACCGAGCTGGACACCGTCATGATCGAGGCGACGCGAGCCTGCGAGTCCATCGTGGGCAAGCATCTCGCAGCCTTCACCACGACCGAGACGCACCGGGCAGAAGGGGTTGACCCCGACGAGTACGGCGACGGCCTGACGTCGGTCCCCCTGGACCTGCCGGGCACCGTAGGCCGCTCCTACGCCTCCGCTCTGGGGGCGGGAGGCCTGGTGCGCCACCTGTGGCTGAACTCCTTCGCCGTCCGGTACCCGGAGTTCTGGACGCCCTACACCATCGACTCCCTGGACCTGGTTCGGTCGTACGGCGGCAGCCAGAACGTCGTCCCCACATCGCTGATCGGCCCGGAGCCGGACTCTGGCCACGTGTGGTTCCAGATCGGCACCTTCCTCCCCATCGGCAGCCTGCTCCGAGTGACCTACTCGGGTGGGTACTCAACCGTCCCCGGGGACCTGGCTCGAGCCTGCAAGGCGATGGCCGCGTCCATCATCATCAAGGAGCTCGACCCGGACATCGGCTCGGCCCACGACCCCGACCTCCTGCGCGATGAGGCGGTCGAGTTCCTGGGTCCCTACATGCCATGAGTTGCTGCCGCGAGAAGCGCAAGAAGCGCAGGCGCAAGAAGAGCGCAGGGTCCAAGGTACGGAAGAAGCTGAAGGGCCAGAAGAAGCGGCTACGCCACAAGAGGAAGCACGACCGGCACCGCAAGCGGCGCAAGCTGCACCGCAAGCGGAGGCACCGGAAGCGGAAGCACAAGCAGCGTAAGAAGCACCGCAAGGAGAAGCGGTGCCACTGCAAGAAGAAGCGCCACCGCAAGAAGAAGCGCCACCGCAAGAAGCACAAGACGCACCACCGCAAGCCCAGACGGCACCACAAGAGGAAGCACCGGAAGGTTCGGACCAGGCGCGCGAAGTCGCACCGCAGGCGAGGCACCGACCGCCTGAGGCGGGCGAGGGCCATCCGGCACAAGGGCAAGCGCCACCTCCGGGTGCGCAGGCCCAAGAAGCACCGCAAGCTGCACATCACGAGGATGAGGAACGTAGCGATCCAGGCAAACCGGGCAGCCGTCCGGAACCGACGGAAGCACAAGTGAGGAGCCGGGGATGTTCTCCGACGCAGTAGACCGCGAGGCCGCATGGCTGAGCAGCTACGGTGACGGGCTGCCCACGCTCATCGCCTCGCAGGGAGGCCCGTACCAGATCCTCCAGCCGCGCTGGCCCCGTACGCCTTCGACGTCGAAGACCGGCCTCTACGTGCTTCGAGCATCGTCTGTCTCGTACCAGATCGATCGGTTCGCGGCGGTACGCTCTATGCCGACCACGCAGCTCATGCTTCGGCTGGTCTGGCCGCTCACCAGCGGTCAGGGCTCGGCCGAGGCGGACCAGCTGGCCTTCGAGCAGTCCATCGATTTGGTCCTGACCCGGATCGAGGGCCTTCTGGGTGACAAGACCCACGGAGGCAGGTTCCTCTCGGTCGGGGAAGGTCGTGGCGGGATCGTCGTCAACTATGATGACGTGGAAACCACGATGCAGTCCCGGCATTACCGGGCCACCATCACCTACACGGCCGACGACGTCGAGTTCACGAACTAGGAGCAGCCCATGAAGAACGACACCGGCTCGCAGCTGAACGTCGGACCCGACGTCAACGGCGACTACTTCTCGGTCGACCCCGGCGAGGAGTACGAGCTCCCCGAGGCCCCGCGCGGCGTTGCCGACGAGGCCCCGGCCGAGGAAGAGGCCCCCGCGACTCCCTCCGGGGATCTCGGGAGCAAGCCGGACCAGTCCCCGGCAGGCAAGAACCCCCCGGCAGGCGAGACGCCCCCGGCAGCAGACACGACCCCACCGGCGGACGTTCCCCCGGCTGGTGACCAGAAGGGTGCCTCGGCATGACTCTCCTCTCCCGGTTGCAGACCCTCGGCATCGCCAAGGAGTCCACGCCCGGCACGTACCTGGCCGCGACGCGGTTCCTGCCCGTCACCGCTCCCAAGCCCGAAGACATCATCGAGACGCTCCGCGACGAGTCGATTCGCGGCAACGACGACGTGCTCCAGGGCATCTACGGCGGGGCGTCGCACTCGACGTTCGACTACACCCTGCCGCACCTGTACACCGACGTCATCGGTGATCACCTCCGGGCGATCCTGGGGCCGGACACCGTGACGGCAGGCGCGTCGACCACGCTGTCGTCCTCCACCAGCGTCGGGGCGAGCTCCATCTCGACCGCCGTGACGATCCCGGTGGGCTCGACCATCCAGATCGACTCCGGCACCAAGACCGAGTACGCGATCACCGGCACCCCCACCGGCTCCGGCCCCTACACCATCCCGCTGACCTCCACGGGCACCGGGACGACGCTGGCCCAGGCCCACGCCTCGGCGGTGCCGGTCGTGGTGGCCTCGACGCACACCTTCAAGCAGGACCAGCGCACCAACCCCGTGCCGACCTACTCGTTGACCCAGTTCAACAAGATCGACTCGCGCGGCTACCCCGGCTGCGTGCTGTCCGACCTGAACATCAAGATCGACCCGAAGTCGGCCGTGTCCGCGGACGCCAAGTGGACTGGGTTCCCGTCGGCGGTGCAGTCCAACGTCGCGGCCACCTTCTCCAACGCGCAGCCCGTGCTGGGCTGGCAGTGGGCGCTCACCCTGGCCGGGGTCGCGTGCACCCGGGCGGTCAGCGGCGAGTACGACCTGAAGCGCGCAGTCGAGCCGATCCACTCGTCCGACGGCACGCAGGGTCCCCGGGAGATCTTCCCTGGGGCGCTCGAGCTGGACTACAAGATGAAGGCCATCTTCGAGAACAACACCGACCTCACCCAGTTCACCGGGTACACGTCGATCCCGGTCGTGTCGACGCTGACGCAGGCGCTCGCCTTCGGAGGCTCGGTGCTCACCCTGACCTCGACCGGCCAGAAGTACACCAAGTTCGTGCCGGACTTCTCCGGCAACTACCTCCAGGCCGACATCGAGGCATCGGGTAGCTTCAACTCCACCGACAACGGGCTGCTGGTCGTCACCCTGACGAACTTCAGCAACACCGCCTACTAACCCACCCACCCCTACGTGTCAGGAGACGCACACCATGGGACGCTACGCCAACAGCTCCATCCGGCTCGACTTCCCCGACCTGTCGGACGGTGACGACCAGATCTACGTCACCATCCGCAACCCGAAGACGGTCCCGGCGGACACGCTCATGCCCAAGGCTGACGTGCCGCTGGGGCCGGACGGGAAGCCCGAGAGCACCGGAGCCATCCGCGCGTCGTACGAGGTCATGGCCGGGCTGGTCATCGACTGGCACGTGTACGACGGCACCCTGGACGAGGACGCTCCGCCCCTGGAGCTCCCGGCCAAGGCCGACGACTTCGCCAAGCTGCCCTTCGAGATCGTGCAGCGCCTCGCCGACGAGCTGGGCCAGGTACTCACGGTCCCTCGGTAGCCGACCCCAACAACCCCTGGTTCGAGTTCCTGATATCCGCCGAGTCGGTCATCGAGAATGGGGTCGGCGAATGGCCGGAGGAACTGGCCGACTCGGAGCTGTGCGAGGCCTATGGCTGGACCTGGAAGGAGTTGCAGGAGACACCGCTCTACGTGCGGGTCGCCTTCAGCCAGATCCAGTCCATGAAGAACGCCAAGAAGAACCAGCAGTCGGAGCCGACGAAGGGAGCCCCCCATGCCTGAGTGGCGTCCAGGGGTCCTCGAGTCGCTGCTGGCTGACATCGGTACGGTCGGGCAGGTCAGCCTCCGGGCTGGCCTGCTCAAGATCGCTGCGGCCATCGAGGCCAAGGCGAAGGACGAGCTGGGGAAGACCACCCACGCCTACGGCACACCGTCCCCCGCCGAGCACGGCGGACCCCCGTCGCTGATCTCCGGCACAGGGCGTCGCTCGATCACCCACCAGTACGTCAAGGAGGGGATCGAGACGATCATGAAGGTGGGCACGGCGGCGGGGGTGTACCCCAGCTACAACGGTCGCACTCCGTCGTCCAAGTACCTGTACTATCAGGAGACCGACAGCGACTTCGACCACCCGTTTCTGGTGCCGTCGTTCGTGCACGTGGTGCATACGCAGGGGGTCGCGACCTGGCTCGCAGCCTTCCGTATCTGGCCTCGGCTACCATGAGCGTGGGCGGGTACACCAGAACAGGGTCGACTTCCGGGAGAAGGGACCTCGGGATCCTCGAGGGGCCGGTCTCCGAGAAGGAACGAATCTCCGTTCTGTGGGTACTCGTAACCAGATGTGGGTACCATCTGTCGATGTGCTTCTGGGCTCCGCTAATTGGCCCTAGCGCTCTGACCAGAAGTGAGGTATGGAGCCGATGACCGAAGTTGCGGATCTCTACGTCGTCCTCCGTGCGGTCGGGGCGCAGTTCGAGGAAGGTATGGCCAAGGCGGGAGCTGCGGCCGAGGGTGCCGACGCGAAGGTCACCGCCCTCAAGAACGGACTCCGCACGATGGCGATGGCCACCGTCGGCGGGGGCATTCTGATCGCCGGTGCGGCGCTGAAGATGTCGTCCCAGTTCGACAAGCTCATGGAGCAGCTCCACACCCTCGCCCACGTCCCCCAGAAGGACATCGCGCCTCTGGGGTCGGCGGTGCTCAACCTCGCTGGGAAGGTGGGCGACTCGCCCAACTCGCTGGCGGAGGCCCTGTACCACGTGTCGTCGTCGTTTGCCTCGGTCGGCATCTCTGGGCCGAAGATGATGCGGATCCTCCAGGTCGCAGCCGAGGGCGCGCGGGTCGGCGGGGCGAACCTGGTCGACGTCGTCAACGCGCTCGACGCGGCGGTGATCTCTGGGATCCCCGGCGTCAAGAACATC